ATTCTTATTATTCTTATTATTCTTATTATTCTTATTATTCTTATTATTCTTATTATTCTTATTATTCTTATTATTCTTATTATTCTTATTATTCTTATTATTCTTATTATTCTTATTATTCTTCTCCAAAGATGTAATTAATTTGTATTTTCGTCCATTTTACCCATATCCGTATTATGTGAAAGAATACTAAATAGTTAAACTACCTTGTTCTTTTCCGTCTTTTAAAACCTCCATTTTAATTTGATACGGGAAACTAAAACTAGCAGCACCATAACCATCACGATAAATATTATAAGCTTCTTGTGGGTTCAACGAGTTGGCATAATAATGAATATTGGATGTATATCCAGAAAATCCACCTTGTGGTGTAATATATACGGGTGCGTCATTTGCGATTTTTGCGACACCAGGTAAGACACATGTTCTTACTAGTTTACCATCAATATAAATATCCATGGTTCGTCCGTATAAACTTACTATAGTATTAACCCATTTTTGAATAGGAACGTTGTCTACATTACAAGTATGTGTCGAAGCCGTGTTTGATTGAGAAGAAGGATATACAGTAGTTTCTATTTTTAAATTATTTTCAATTGCTCCTAAAATAATAGAAGGACTAGGGTTTAATTCATTATCTAGTCGTCCCAAAACAATCTTAGGTTCTCCGTAACGATAACTCCAGTCTTCTATATAAAACCAAATAGAATACGCATAATTAGAAGCATTGCTCTGTGCTAAACTATTAGCTGGTATTTTAGTAACCTGTTTAGCGTCACTCATACCGACTAACTTTGTTTTTTGTCCAAAAAACCATCTTAATAAAATTATTATTAATATTACTAATACAACCGCAATTACAACTTTGGTAACGGATACAGCCATAATATATATATATATACTAATAGAATTTTTCTAAATTATTGGAGGATTAAATACTTTGGCCGAATTATACGCCCAATTTATTTTTCCTCTAGTAATATGTTCTTTATAATAATTTACATTACATATTCCTCCATGTATACCGTCTGTAGCTCCATATGTAATCATTGTATTCTTATTATATGGAATAATACCAGGGGTGGATGAAAGTAATTCATTGTTTATAAAAATATCTAATGTGGCGCCATCGTAATTTACAACAATATTATTCCATTGTTGCATTTTAAATCCGGTTGTCTCATACAGAATTTTTTTAATTTTACCTTCTGTTTCCATGACTATCCGCAATTTATTTTTCGCTACGTTGAATAATATATTGGGTTTGTTTCCAATGTTTAACAAGGATGTGTATTTATTGTAATTAGAATTTGTTTCGGGTGGAAATGAGTTTATGTATAACCATCCAGATACGGCATAGTTATATTGAAATTTATCATTCAGAAAATTGATTTCTCGAAATGTGCCTAAATTTCCTTCCTTAGTTAAAACAGTAGGTTCGTTTAACAATTGTGTCGAGTTATGATTTAAAATTTGTTTGCTTAACCATGGATACATCAAGTAAATACTTATTAATATTAATTCTGCGATGAAAACGATAATAATTGGTTTAGTAGTGAGTTGATATTGTTTTTTTATGTAATCTGTTAAATCCAATAGCAAACGTGGTATATAAGTAAACGTTTTTATAACTAATTTAAACCGTGTGGGTTTTTGTTCACCAGGTTCTTCGCTATGAATACCAAAATATTTAACTGCTAATGTAATTAGTCCAATTACAATGAGAGTATTCAATCCAAATAAAAAGTAGGCACTAAAATCATTATAGTAAGCTGACATGGTGAATAACAAATACACAATTCCTATAATTAATACAACTGAAACAAATGATGTTATAATTTTACCTAGATAACTAAGTGCTGTAGTTTGCTCTGTATTTTCAACAGACTGTTTCTTTTGTTGATAAAAGAAAAAAAGCATAAGTATTAAAAATCCACCTAGTAGACTTAAAAATATGCTAACACCTCCATTATTTTCAGTGATAATATCATAAGGATTTGTTGTAAAAACAATAATAATGGTAATGATATATGCTAAAAGACCTAATAAAAATCCTACTTCCATTTTATGATTACCAACATAAAATTTAGTATATGTCCAGATATATTTGATAGCATTTAATAATTTGACAGCTACACCAGTAGCAGAAGATTCATATACGAGTGGTTCCTTTTTTTCAGTTAATACAATCTCTTCGCTCGAGTTACCCCCTTTTAAATTTTGTGGTTTATTTTGATGTTTATTATTCCCCATTAATAACTCGTTAGAAATAAAATACGTTTATGAAAATGTGAAATATTAAAGGTTTTCCATGGCGGTTTTTTTTCCATGACAATCTCTACACAAAGCGACTAAATTATCTACATGGTTAGAGCCACCATTGTCTAATCGTATTTTATGATCTACTTCAAACCAAGCCGGTAATTGTTTTTGACAATGTCCACACGTCCAACTTTGTTGTGAGGCGACAAATTTCTTTTTAGTTTCGCTAACACACCGTTTTGTTCCAGATTTACCAGATTCCATCATACGATTAATTTGATATTGTTGATTGTGTGATTGGTCAACTCCACCCATACCTCCAATACTACTACCCCCCATAAAAGGCGTTTGGTTCGTAAAATCCGTAAACGGCGTAAACACATCCAATGTAGATTTCGCACTTGGCATAAATTTTACGATATTAGTCAGTTCTTGGATCAATGATTGAGAATGGTTTGGATTTTTCTTAAGATAAAGATACACACTTAATCCGGCAAAAGCAAATCCGGCCATTTTAAAATATTTTTGCCATGATTGTAATATTTTAATATAATTTCCATCATAATATGTATTTGCTATAAAAAAACCAGATACTGCTAAAACTAATAATTCTAATTTCATATAATATTTATAAAGGTTATTTTTTGTAAATATTACAACTATATTTTGTCTGAATGTGTATGTGTATGTCTATGTGTATGTGTATGTCTATGTGTATGTGTATGTGTATGTCTATGTGTATGTGTATGTGTATGTCTATGTGTATGTGTATGTGTATGTGTATGTGTATGTCTATGTGTATGTCTATGTGTATGTGTATGTGTATGTGTATAACGTATGTGTATGTGTATAACGTATGTGTATAACGTATCTATTACTCATCATATGAGCTAGAATTGGATCCTACGTTTGTAACGGTAATTGGAGATAAATTAATATCGTTATTAATAGAATAATTACGTTTTGTAGAAGGTAATGCTGAAAGAGAGAATACATTGTCGGCTTTTAAAAAATCATTTAATTCTTTAATATTATCAACAAGTGTCTTAATATTTATTTTCTCTCCTCCATTTGAATATAGATGTTCCACTAACAAGGAACGGATACGGTTCAAGTATACATTCTTTATTTTATCAGGCAATTCTATATCTTCTATTTTTACTCCAAAAAAATTATAATATACGGTCATTAACCCGAATATATCACTATTATACAAGTAGCATTCTCTAAAATAACGATTCATGTCAAATTCCATAGAACTATTTGTATATTTCATTAAGATATCAGTTAGATAGTTAGATAAATAGTACATATAGTATCCATATTCAACAAGGCTGTCTTTCTTATCCTTGGACAAAAACGTGTCTTCGCTAATACCACGAGAGAAAATCATATTAAATACTGATATATTATCATCAACCGATTTATCAGAATTGGCATTTTTAATTAAATAATGATTTATTACGTAATTGCGAACATTCGTCCTGTTAAATAAAATAACATCATTCTTTACGCTTTGTAAAAAGTTATTGTAGTTTGTTTTAAAGTCCTCTGATAATATCCTGGAAGAAAACGGTGTGTTAAATTGTAAAGGTCTATCCATTATTTCAGGAGGTATTCTGTTGCTACTTACTACACCTGACAACCCCCAATCAATAATGCGTGCATCTAAGTTACGGTCAATCAGTATATTCGTATCTTTTAAATCATTATGGATTACGCCAGCATCATTCATAGGTCGAACTCCATGTTGAATTAATTTTATTACAATTTCATTCAACAGAACGATTTTCTTTTTGGTTATTTTATTATTGATTATCAACCAATCCATCAAGTCAATGCCAGCATCTGGCATATTTAATACGGTCAATTTGCCCAATGTATTATTTACGTTCTTTTCGTTAATATTATGTCTTGTCAAAGCATAACATTTTTTATCAAAGTTTTTCATATCTTCTTTGGTTAATTTATCCGGTTTACACTTGTCGACATCAAGCAAATAATATTTTTGGTAAGATTTAACCTTTTTCAATTTCTTCCGGATACCTTCAATTTCTATCATTTCGTGTTGTCCAAATTTAGTTAGTGACATTTTACTAATACCATTTGTTCGGTAAGATTTTCCTTTACATTTTAACGCAGGTTTGAAAATACATCCAAAGCCACCCGACGCTATTGCTTCACCCCCTCGTTTGCTTCTACCCTTGTTTTTGTGGGTAATGTTTGCCTGTTTGCGAGAGGTATTATTTCTTTTTTTATGTAGATTATATCGTGATATTTTTTTATTTCGTTTTGTCCCCTTTATATTACCCATTTTATATAATACTAGATATTTATTTTTTGTACAAGTAGTATCCACCTATTAACAATCCGCTGATAATACATCCAAAGATGAGTTTTTTTCGATATTTAATTTGCTCACGCATTATAATTTCTTTTGGTTTATATAATTCATAGTAAGCATCTAATGCCTCTGTTAGTGTCATTTCATCTTTACCTAATTGAATATTTATTTTATTATGAATAAAATTAACCCACTTTAAAAAAGAGTCTTTTCCTTCTAAATAGGGCGAAACTGGATATTTATCTAGTAAGCAACTAAATTTATTCCCTATTTGTGGATGAGGGATAAAAAGAGGAAGATTGGTGATAAAGTCATAATATTTCTTTTGGGTAGTTTCGTTCGCTTTTAGTGGATAAGAAACAGCCATTGTCATTAAAATAAACCAGAAATGAGGACCCCATACAGCCGGTTCAAACGATTTTTCTGTCATTAATTAGAAACAATATAAAAAGATATACAAATAAACATATAGCGATAATAATGAACAATAAACCATTTAATTTTTGTAACAATTGTGGAAAAAACGGGCACGCGTATCACGAGTGTATACACCCAATAACGAGTATAGGAATCATTATTTTTAGAATGTATGAAAATCAAATTCAATATTTAATGATTAAGCGTAAACATAGTTTAGGATTTGTAGAGTTTATGAGAGGCAAGTATCCAATTCAAAATTACGAGTATATCAAAAATGTGTTTAACGAAATGTCTGTCAGTGAGAGAGAGTTAATAAAGGTATCTACTTTTGAAGAACTATGGTTATATCTATGGGGTGAGCAATATGGTTATCAATATAGAAGCGAAGAGAGAACATCTAAAGATAAATTCGAGACATTATCTATTGGAATTGATAATAAAAACAACTATAATTTAGAAACAATCATCAATGAAAGTCAAACGAATTGGGAGGACACGGAATGGGGGTTTCCAAAAGGAAGACGCAACTATCAAGAAAAAGATTTAAATTGTGCTTTACGTGAATTTGAAGAGGAGACTGGATTTTTGAGAACAAACGTGCATTTAGTTCAAAATATTATTCCGTATGAAGAAATATTCACAGGTTCGAACATGAAATCGTATAAACATAAATATTTCGTAGGACATGTTAATCCGAATATAGTGCCAACTAATAAATTTCAAGAAGCAGAAGTAAGTGATATAAAATGGATGAGTTATGTAGAGTGTCTACAACATATAAGACCATATAATTTAGAAAAATGTAGTATATTAACAAAGTTAAACAATGTATTAACCGAGTATAGTTTGTATTAACTGTAACGTAAACGGTAACGTAATCAATACGATAAAGAAAACAGTTATTATCATTTTCAATATATATTTACATAAATAATTTACATAAATAATTTACATAAATAATTTACATAAATAAATACTTATAGATTATATAGGTAATATATAAGTATTATGGAAATCCCAAAAAAAAGAAAGCCAGTAAAGTTGAAATTAAAAAAAGATATTCCTGTATTAACGGAAGAAAATATTGAGGCCGTTTTTAGTAACAATTTTGAAAAGATAGATTTAGATGACATAGATTATAATACCTTTTTGAACAATAAAGAACTATTAAATAAGTCATATATCCAGGCTAACAACAATAAGTTTTCTAATTTATATCCGTCACTGGACGATACAGATTTTAATATAAAAATAGCAGAGAAAAAGGAGTTTAATGACACTAAATATGATGGCACACTATATGATATAGAGGAACAAGCAAAGAAGTTATGCGAAGCAGATTTTGAATTAGTTCCACATCAGTTATTTGTTCGTAATTTTTTGAGTTTTCAGACACCATACAACAGTTTATTATTATATCATGGTTTAGGAACAGGCAAAACATGTAGTGCTATTACAGTCGCGGAAGAAATGCGTTCTTACTTAAAACAGTTAGGTATAACACAACGTATTATGGTAGTTGCGTCACCAAACGTTCAAGAGAATTTTAAGTTACAATTGTTTGATGAAAGAAAACTGACAATTGTAGATGGACTATGGAATTTAAAAGCATGTACTGGTAATAAATATTTAAAAGAGATTAATCCGATGAATATGAAAGGATTATCTAAAGAAAAAGTCATGAGACAAATCAACAATATTATTCAAACATCTTACTTATTTTTAGGTTATATTGAATTTGCCAATTACATAATAAAAAAATCTACAGTAGATAACGACGACCCCAAAAAGCAGAAGACTGAGATGATACGAAAATTAAAGAAACACTTTAATAATAGGTTAATTATTATCGATGAGGTTCATAATATCAGGATAAGTGACGAGAAACAGGATAAGCGTGTTGCACAAGAATTATTCAAACTGGTTAAATATGTTGATAATTTAAGGTTATTACTTCTTTCTGCTACACCAATGTATAATAGTTATAAGGAAGTTGTTTGGTTGTTAAATTTAATGAATTTAAACGACCGTCGTTCGACGATTGAAGTAAATGACATATTCGACAAAAATGGTAATTTATTAATCAAGGCAGATGGAACAAATATTGGAGAGGAAACATTACGTCGTAAGGCAACCGGATATGTATCATTTGTGCGTGGTGAAAATCCATATACATTTCCTTACCGCATATTTCCGTCGTTATTCTCAATACAAAATACGTTTAAAGAAATATCTTATCCTAGAAAACAATTAAATGGAAAACCAATCATTCAGGGATTAGAACATCTCGACGTATATTTAAATAAGTGTGGTTCATATCAGGAGAAAGGTTATAATTATATCATTTCGCAGATTAAAGAAAAGGCAGGAAACACAGCGGCAGGGTTACCTACATTTGAAAACATGGACTCGTTTGGATATACTGTTTTACAAAAACCGCTTCAGGCATTAAATATGGTTTATCCTAATAAACTGTTAGATATTGAAACCCCTGTAATCGATGCGAAATTATTGTTAGGTAGTGAAGGATTAAAAAGAACTATGAAATATACAGAAACAACGACTCCGCCAACGCGAAAGAATTTTGAATATAAAAACAAAGACTTTGATGATTTTTTTGCACCGGATAAAATCGGCATGTATAGTTCAAAAATCAAAAGTATCACAGATAATATATTTAATTCAACTGGCATTGTATTGATTTATAGTCAGTTTATTGATGGTGGCGTTATTCCAATGGCTTTAGCTCTAGAATCCATGGGATTTACTAGGTTTGGAACAAAAGCATCGAATTTATTTAAAACTCCACCGCATAAACAAATAGATGTAAAAACATTCTTAACAGTTGATGAAATGGAAAATCCAACTGATTTTTCACCAGCTAAATATACAATGATTACCGGTGAGAAGGCATTATCTCCTGATAAGGTATTTGATCTGAAAAATTTAACAGACGATGACAATAAATATGGAGAGAAAATAAAGGTTGTTATTATTTCCATGACAGGGTCTGAAGGCATTGACTTTAAAAATTTGCGTCAAGTCCATATATTAGAACCATGGTATAACTTGAGTTTAATTGAACAAATTATTGGTCGAGCTGTAAGAACATGTAGTCATAAACAATTATCATTTAAGGATAGAAATGTAGAAATATTTTTATACGGAACGCTAATGTCAGATACGGACGAGGAGGCGGCTGATTTGTATATTTATCGGTTAGCAGAATTAAAAGCAGTTCAAATAGGTCGTGTTAGTAGGATATTAAAAGAAACCTCGGTCGATTGTATATTAAACATCGACCAAACAAATTTTACAGAGGAAAATATGAATACGATTGTAAAACAAGAGTTGTCGAATAAAATGGTAATAGACTTTCCTATAGGTGACAAGGCAAAGACGGTCTCGTGTGATTACATGGACACTTGTAATTTTAAATGTAAACCCTTTAAGAATATAACAAGCGAAGACATAAAATTGGATACATACGACGAAACATTTATAATTATCAATACAGATAAGATTATTCAACGCACCCGAGATTTATTTAAAGAGAGATTTTTCTATAAAAAGGATAGGTTGATAAGTGAAATAAATATTGTTAAAAACTATCCATTGATTCAAATAAATGCGGCACTGACCGTTTTAATAAATGATCAAAATGAGTATCTAATAGATAAATTCGAAAGATTGGGACATTTAGTAAATATTGAAGATTATTACTTATTTCAACCAATAGAGTTAAACAATGAGAATATCAGTCTATTTGATAGAATGAACCCGATAGATTATAAACATAAAGAGGTTAATGTTCCTATCCGCATGACAAATGAACCCATTTTAAAAATAAAACCTGCGCCTGTGCCAGAGCCTGTGTCGGCACCATCATCATCGTCCTCTCAAGTGCCATCTACAATTAGAGACCAACCACAGGTGATTAATTATACACAACCCGTTTTAAAAATACTATATGATATAAGTAATAATTACCATAACGCAACTAGTAAAACAATTACTATAAAACGGGGAGAAGAGGATTGGTATATATATGCTGGCGCTTTGAAGAATGATAATTATTTCTCAAAAAATATTGGTATAACCGATGACGTTTATAAAGATTTCATTCTTTCACATATATTAGATAATTTAGTATTTGAGAACCAAAAAAAGTTATTAAATTATATATATTTTAAGCAGGGTGAACTAGCCGAAATGGAATTATTGATTAAATCCTACTATGACAAGATGTTGTTAGAAAATAAGGGAATAACGGGTATTATTCTACCAAATAACGATAAACAATTCTTACTAATGAAAGACAATACAAGTGGTAGCTGGAAAACGGGTCAACAAGAAGATTACACAGATTTAGCATCAGCACTGAAAAAAATATTAATCCCAGCTACTAATTATAATCAGTATGTAGGCTTTATTGTCATGTTTAAAAAGGAATACAATATATTTAAAGTGAAGAATATGGAAGATAAACGTAGTAAAGGAGCAAGATGCGATCAGTCTGCAAAATCGGAAGCAATAAATTTATTAAATACGATAATTGGTGAAAATAAATACACAACAGAAAATACCAAAGGCAGAAACAAATTAGAATTTTGTATAATACAAGAAATGTATATGAGGTATTTCGACAAAATAAATAAAAACAATAAAAGATGGTTTTTATCACCAAGCGAAGCAAGCATAAATAACATATAAAATAAAAATTGAATAGAATTAAAGAATAAACTCTAATGTTATAATAGTAATATGAATATGTCTACTGCCAAGAAGGATTTTCGAAAAAGGAAGGAGGTTGGGGTGTATATGAACTCATTGCTTTCTCGTAAAATTCAAGTAACCTTTAATAAGATAGGTAAGAATATTAAGGAAATACTTGAGAAATCAGTAAAACGGGATATAGAAGGAAAATGTACTATTGAAGGATATGTAAAGATAAATTCAACCAAATTATTAACATATTCAAGTGGTCTTTTGTTTGAAAATAAAGTAGAATTTGATGTAGTATTTGAATGTTTAGTATGTTGTCCTGTAGAAGGTATGCTTATTAAGTGTAAGGTTAAGAACAAGACCCAAGCAGGTATTCGTGCTATGATTGACGAAGAAAATTCGCCGGTAGTCGTATATGTTACAAGGGATCATCATTATAATAATAAATATTTCAATACAGTAAATGAAAATGATGAAATTACTGTTCGTGTCATTGGTCAACGTTATGAATTAAATGACCAACAAGTGAGTGTTATCGGTGAAATAGTAGAACCAAAAACAGATAAAATATACATTGACAAACAGAAAAAGAAACCTAGATTAGTTATAGAAGAAAACATTTAAAAACATTATACACTATTATATAATGACGGATTTGAATAGATTAAAAGAACGAACCGAGAAATTGAACAAATTTCATCAAGTTGAGATATTAAAAATATTGAATGCATATGATAATTGTACCATAAACGAGAATAATAATGGTATTTTTATTAATTTAACCAGTTTAAATAATAAAGTAATTTTTGAATTAGAAAAATATTTGGAATATGTTGAAAAACAAGAGATACAATTAGGAGATATTGAAAAACAAAAGATTATCCTGAGTAATACATTTTTTAAAGATAATAAAGACAGTACGTCTATTACATTAAATGCAGAGTTCTAATTTTTCTATACTAGATGGTTTAAATAAACATATGTTTACATTAAAAAACATGTCGAATATTGATATTATAATGAGCGACGAAACGCCAAATAAAACGACGATGGTTGTGCCGAAAAAAAATATTGCGAATATAACCGATATTTTTTTCCCAAAACAAAAGGACCAGCTATTCTGGTGTTTTTATATTGCCTTGTATGATTTATCAAACTATGATATGGTACATAATTATTTTACAACTGAAAAGGAGACAAAATACAATTGGATTGAAGAATTTCGTGGAAAAAAGGAAATATTTAAACCAATCAAGGTCAGTAGAAACGCAGTAGAAGATGAATTAGCAAATGCTCGTACTATTACAATGGCATCTATAAAGGCATTGTGTCATTTAAAAGACAAAAACGTATTTTATATAGATGATAAGAAATACTATGAAATGATTACAAATGACGAAAATCCAGTATATCTTATTGAAAAGATTGATGGAAAATATGGGTTGAAACAAAACATGTCAAAAGAAAAAATGGAGTATTATAGAGAACATTATTGGAAATTAGAGAATTTAGATAAACCATTGAAAGCAATTTCTAGTTACAAGGCAAATGAACTCAAAGATATATGTAAAAGACTACATATAGATGCTTTAAATATGACAAAGCCTCAAATGTACGAGAAGATATTAGCCAAGTTGTAAATGTAACTAAAGTAGAATGTTTGGAAAGGAAATAAAAACAAAGTAGAAGAATATAATTAAAAATTGAAAACAAATATAAAATAATATGTTCAAGTATATATACAAATGCCAGAATTAACTTCTCAGCAGCAATTTGATAATATTGTAAATAAATATTTAGAAAATGTAGCTCGTGTAAGTGATGGCGTACCCGAATTTGAAATTCGTTTTGGAACAAAGGGAATAAAACCGATTTCAAAAATTGATTTCGACAATGTTATTCGAAAACTAAAATCGTCTGGTTTTGAATTGTTAAATGTGAATGCATATACTTTGAAAATGAACAGCGAACATGTAAATAAAAACACTGGACGAACAGAAGAGACGAAATTGCGTGTCGAATTAAATGGTATCCATGAAATTCAACAATATTGTCAAACGAATTCTCTCAAAAATTTACATCCAGAATTTACTCACAAGGACAGGGCTTTTATTGATAATAAACCCGTTTTCCCAGTCAATATTGATGATTTCAATTTACGCGCATCATTTCAAACTGAGAAAAAGATAGGGGCATATGGTGCTTTTGCTGAAAGTATTATTTCATCGTGGACAGAAAACAAAAAGACATTTCGTTATTTAAACAGAACCTCGTTCATTCATAAAGATTTGCCGATTCGGTTTGATTTAAGTATCGTCAAGGAAGGTGAAATGGTGGAAAAAGAATTTCGAGGAAGAAAACAATATGTAGCCAAACCAGAATATACAGTTCAATCTGCCAAAGTATTTGAGAATAGGGAAAAGTATGAAATTGAATTGGAAGTGTTGAATGATAAAGTCGGAATTGGAACCAATTATTCAGATAGCAGAATATTATCCAAAGCCTTGAGAAAAGCCATCATATATGTATTGTCGGGACTACAAAATACAAATTATCCAGTGCCATATAGTGAAATTCGAAATATTGGTACTCAGTATTTGAAGCTTGTACATGGAAAAGATTTTAATGAAAAAATGAGAATGAAACCTAAAATGTTTTTGGGTCCTTCTTCTTCAACTTTACAAATGGCAAATATAGCCCCTATTAATGAAGATACGGTAATACCGAATATTCGTAATAATTATACCGTTACAGAAAAGGCAGATGGTATGAGAAAATTGCTGTATATTAATAAAAACGGTAAAATTTACTTGATTGATACAAATATGAATGTTCAATTTACTGGCGCGGTTACAAAGAATGTTGATTTATTTGAGACAATATTAGATGGTGAGCATATATTACATAATAAAAATGGAGATTTTATTAATTTATATGCTGCGTTCGATGTTTATATTGTGAATAAAAAGGACGTGCGCGCGAATTCATTCATCCCTCCACCAAAAGACGATAATAAAACACAAGATTTAACCAAATTTCGATTGCCCGTGCTAATTAACATTATTAAAAATATGGGTGCCGTGTCTTCTCTCACAGATAAACCATCACCCATTCGAATTGAAAATAAAAATTTCAAAGCAGAAGGTAAAGATTTAAGTATCTTTCAATGTTGTAATACAATTATTGATCAACAAAAACAAGGGTTATATGAGTATGAAGTAGATGGATTAATATTTACACCAGCCTATTTTGGGGTTGCTGCTGATAAACCAGGACAGGCCGGTCCACTTACTAAACCTAGTTGGGAACATTCGTTTAAATGGAAACCTCCGAAATTCAACACTATTGATTTCTTAGTTTCTACAAAAAAAGACGTAAATGGAAGTGAAGATTCTATTGGAAATATTTTCCAAGAAGGAAATAATACTAGTGCATATGAGCAATTATCTCAGTATAAAACGTTGATATTACGTGTAGGATTTGACGAAAAGAAACATGGCTATATAAATCCATGTGCTGATGTCATTAATGATAATATACCCAAGTTTACTAGTAGTGACATGGATAGAGAAGAAGCATATAAACCATTACCATTTTATCCAACAAACCCGTTTGATGCTGATGCGAATATATGTAACATAATGTTACAAACAGATGATAGTGGCAATAAGCAGTTATTTACTGAGGAAAATGAAGTATTTAGTGATGGAATGATAGTGGAGTTTAGATATGATTTTACACGTGAAAATAAATGGCGATGGGTGCCATTGCGTGTTCGATATGATAAAACAGAGGAATATAAAAAGGGGTTTCCTCAATATGGTAATGCGTATCATGTCGCTAATAATAATTGGCATTCTATTCATAATCCTATTACTGAAGAAATGATTAGAACCGGTGAAAATATTCCAGACGAATTAGCAGACGATGATGTATATTATAATCGTATAGCTGGAACATCCAAAACACGTGGACTTCGCGATTTTCACAATTTATTCGTTAAAAAAATGTTAATTACGAGTGTTGCGAATAAAGGAAATACGTTAATTGATTACGCAGTAGGTAAAGGTGGTGATTTACCCAAGTGGATATTAGCAAAATTGTCGTTTGTATTCGGTATAGATATTTCAAAAGATAACATTGAGAACCGCCTTGACGGAGCTTGCGCAAGATATCTAAATTATCGTAAAGATTATAAAGTTATGCCAAATGCGTTGTTTGTTCATGGAAATTCGTCATTTAATATTAAAGAAGGTGATGCGTTATACAGTGAAAAGGCAAAGCAAATGTCAAAGGCTGTGTTTGGTGAAGGACCAAAGGATAAGGAAAAGTTAGGACAAGGTGTATATAAACAATATGGTAAAGCAAGTGAAGGATTTAATATCAGTTCCTGTCAGTTTGCCATTCACTATTTCTTTGAAAACAAAAAAACACTTAACAGTTTCTTGCGAAATGTAAGTGAATGCACAAAAATAAATGGATATTTCATAGGCGATTGTTATGATGGCAGTGCTATATTTGATGTATTACGTGGAAAATCAATAGGGGAAAGTCTATCTATTTTAGAAGATGATAAAAAAATATGGCAAATTACAAAGGGTTATTCACAGGAGACGTTTGATAATGACGAAACATCATTAGGTTATGCTATTGACGTATTCCAAGAAACAATAAATAAAACATTCCGCGAATACTTGGTTAATTTTGAATATTTAAATAGAATGATGGAGAACTATGGTTTTGTTCAATTAACGAGAGATGAATGTGCCGAAATAGGTATACCTAATAGTGTTGGCTCTTTTCAACAATTATATGGATTACTTGAAAATGAAGTAAATCGTTTCCCCAAAAAGAGAAATGATTATGGATATGCTTTGAACATGACATCAAAAGAGAAACAGATATCATTTTATAATAATTATTTCATTTACAAAAAAATACGAAATGTAGATACCAGAGCTGTTTACAATACAATGGTTGGCAGTTCTAAATTTCAGGAGCAACTCAATAAAACGGAAGAAGATGAACTAGGTATAATAATTGAAGCAGAAGAAAAAAAGAAAGTAGTAAAGGCTCCTACAAAATTAAAACGTAAACTTAGATTAGAACCTTCAAGTAAAGACAATAGTAAATAGTCATCATAGTCATCATAGTCATCATAGTCATCATAGTCATGATACTTGTTTTACTAAAAACAACATAAATATATGTGTAGTATATTATTATCAGTATGAGCTATTTTTTATTGCCTGAAATTCATAATAATATAGATGAAATTCATTTACAAGCGAATGAAGATAACAATTTATACGTCAGTTTAACATTAAATCATTATTTAAATAATGTAAAAAAACAAATAGATGAAAATTACGATAAATGGGATTTCGTAAAAAGATATACAAATCCGTATGAATTCATTCATACTGTTGTGCCAAAAACAAAATATTCTGTCAGTAAAATGAAGCCACTCTCCAGGTCCTTTTATAAAATGATAGAAATAGTAAAGACGTTTGATTTATTTAATGAGTTTAATGAACAACCAATTAACACATTTCACTTAGCAGAAGGCCCAGGCGGATTTATTGAAGCGACCGATTATTTAAGAAAGAATAAGAATGATACATATTATGGTATGACCCTACTTGATGAAGATCCAAGTGTTCCTGGTTGGAAAAAGACAAACCACTTTTTACAAACCCATCCAAATATTAAAATCGAAGGTGGTTCTACTGGTACAGGAGACTTGTTAGAAGTAGATAACTTAGTATATTGTAACAATAAATATAAAAATCAGTTTGATATTGTTACAGCAGATGGTGGCTTTGATTTTTCAATTGATTTTAACCAACAAGAAATATTGGCTACAAATTTGTTATTAGCCCAAGTTAGTTTTGCCATTTCAATACAAAAGATAGGTGGTCATTTTATTTTAAAGATATTTGACATATTCACAAAAACAACTTGTGATATAATGTATTTATTGTCTTCGCTATATAAGCAAGTGTATATAGTAAAGCCAAGCACAAGTAGATTAGCTAACTCTGAAAAATATATAGTATGTAAAGGTTTTAGACGATACCCTGAAAAGTTGATAAATAATATTATTAACGATTATAACACACTAAAGGAGACAAAGTATATATCGAGTATTTTAAATTTTAACATTGATTATTTTTTTATAAATAAAATAGAGGAATATAATGCTATATTTGGTCAACAACAAATTGAAAATATCAACAATACTTTGAATTTATTTTCATGTAGGAACAACA